TATACACATTTTACAAATACAGGTGCAGTCGGTGGCGGACAGTCTCATGGTAATATGCAACCGTCTGTTATTGTGAATAAGATTATTAAAACATGAAGTTTGATGATTTAGTATTAAAAATTTATGAGGATTTTAATATATTCCCCAAGCCTCTTGCACCCAATACATTTCGAGGTAGTAATATAGATTTTCGTGGATCATTACCTACAGGATTCAAAGGCGCAGGCCCGCAGGGTATTGCCCCAGGTGGTGAAGATCAGCTGTTAATAAAAGTAACAAAAAAAAAAAATTATTTAACCCCAGTAAAAAACGTATGACCGCCTAATGTGGCGGTTGGTGTTGCAGCAGGATTCTTACCACCATACTGAGGATTTGACCACTTCGGGGTAACCTTGCTTTGACCACTAGTTACATGATAATGGGTTGCAGGTCCAGCTACGCTAGGTAGCTTACCAGACGACGCAGATACAGCCATTTGTTTGGCAGCATTAAATCTTGGATGTTTCTTTGTCTGCGCTACAATATTAGCTAAATCTTGTTGTGTTTTGATTCCATTAAAGGCGCTGTATTGTTTTGGTTTCAACGCCACACTTATAAAGAAGGACGGGTTATTCTTTGCACGAGTAGCGATAGTATTCATTACACCAGCCATTCCTGCTATATAATCCTTCTCACCACCAGCCTCTTTTACAAGTAAGGTGGCTAATACATCTAAGTCAAAATCTGATAAAGGCTTGGTTTGCTCAATAATAGATACTACCAAATCATCAAACTTCATCCATTATTTAATTTAAAACTGCTACTTTTACTACTTTTGGATTCCTATTGGCAAATTCAAGAGCCTCACACTTATTAACAAAAAACACATCTATAACTGGTAGCTTACCGTTGGATGCAACTTTATCCTTTACAGCTGTACCTGTGTCTACAGCTTTAACAAGTCCTACGTTAGGTATAATGACCTCCTTATTGTAGGGTATAATTCTCGGGTCTACGGCTATGGAATCGCCCTGTTTCAACGTATAACCAGTAGAGCTACGCATTCTTCTGCTATCAGCATCTGTGCCTGATCCTCTAGCCCAATAGACAGTGAGACGAACAGTCAACACCTTTAACTCTTTGCTGTCTGTTTTAGGTATGAACGCATCTTTGTAATTAATACCATCATCTTTAATAACAATAGTTTTTGCCGCAATCTGCTCTTGCACCCTTGGCATTGCTTTTAATTCCTTTTTAAGTTCAGTGATATTCCTAGGTCCAGCCCCCGGTATAAAAGAACCAGTGCTTAGCTTTAATGTTGTTAACAGAAGCGTTAAACCTGTTAACGCCAGTATTTTGTTGGTTTTATTTGTGTTTTTCATAAGAAGGACGCGGCAACAAAGGCGGCGTAAAGACTGAAAAAATTGTTATATTATTTATGGCTTTCCCACGGAAAAACCACCCACTTGTCGTCCGAATGTTCAAACCCATAATAATCTGGCTTGTGTAGTTCATTCTTCTTATATACTAGACTAATGGAAATTACATTTAGATGCAACATATTTTCTTTTAAATTTAACAGGGTTTTACCTGTATCACATATATCATCAATAAGATAGATAACGTCTTTATTTTGCAAAAGCTCCTTAGGGGGTAGCTGATATATCTGATCCTGCTTTCTTTCTTCACCTTCATAGCTCTTTATTCCAACAGTACAAAATAAAGAAGGATTTTTCATATGTGACATTAGCACCGCTGGTACCAGCCCGCCGCGGCTGATACCTATAATAGCTAAATTTCCATTATCCAAACCTAAGGTTTCGTTGTGAATTTTTGATGTTAATTGATGAATATCTTCCCAACTTAAATACAGTTTTTCGGGCATCTAACCATAATACCCAGCACTATCAAAATTTCAAGGTTTTTTCTTTAACAGAACATCAGAGATAACCAGCCATTCGTTTAAATGTTTGCTGAGAGTAATCGTTGTTTGTAGAAGATCTGCTGCTGCCTTGCCTTTAGCTCTTTTGCTCCGCTCGTATACATCTAATACAAAGTCCGCGGTAATCTTAGTCTTTGCCTTACCTGTAGACATAGATTAAATTAAGCAATCTTACTTGCTTTAATCTTTCTCAGAATTTCTGTGTATTGTTTAAGAAGATTGTTAAGTTCTGGTGAAGTGAATAATTCGTGATAAACTTGCTCCATACTGCCAAGATCTTCAGAATCTGCTGCACCAGCAAGAGTGCTGAGTTTGTCCTTTATCTTGTCTCTCAATTGTTCAAGTGTCATGGTGCCAACACCACTGATATGCATTTTGTGCTTACCCTCTTCTCCTTCATTGGGAGCATACTGATAGCTAGTGGAAAACGCTGCTGTATTATTAACATTGACGCTCTCAAGCCAACGATCTATTTTTGGCTGCCAAAAATTGCTCATATATTATTTATTCTTATCGATCACTGTCTTATAGAGATAAGCAACACTCGGATAGGTAAACCAAGCTAAAAACGGGAAATACGCAGGTAAATCAAAAACTATATAAAAACTAACACCTATACACAAAGATCCCCAGAAGGAGCTACAAATATAGCAGCCAAGTAATTTTCCAAAAAATGGTGATTTAAATAGCAATGCTGTTTCAAAGTCGGCATTGCTATGGATGCTCTTACTAATAAAAATTTGTCCTAAAGTTGTTTTTATTGGACTATAAAACCATATTAATAATGCTGTAAGGGTTACACCTAAGCCAGAAAGATAGTATTCAATCATTTTTGCACCCTGTGTTCTTTGTTAATGTTTCTCATAAACTTAATTAATTTACTCTTACTGAATTTTTCAAACTCTAAATTGTCTTTATCAAAGCAATGTCCGCCCCACCCTCTTTTACCATCCCTACCCGGTACCTGTGTATGTGAAGGGCCTATACGTTCATCTAATACTAGAAGCTCGACTAACCTTTTATATGATACTGGTATTTTTAATTTCTCATGTATGTTATATAGCTCATTAAAAAAAGTAATTTTATATGCTAAAAAACCATTTGCAGCATATTTTACTAGCGCCGCGGTCCTAATATCTGTTAATTCTACTTGCTTTAAAAGTCTTAATCTAGATTTTAAAACTTTCGATAGAGCAATACATGCCAGACGATCCCCTCCAAAAATAGCAAATTTTTGTAATTGGAAATCACGTATGTTTGAATGGTGGGAGAGATATTCAGGGCTATGAATTAAATGTATATTCCTATATCTCTTTTCTGCACATTCATAAAATGCTGGAGATGCTGTAGACTTGCAGCAGACAATAGTCCCCTTCTTCATATGTTTATCGAGGAGCCAAAGCACACTGTTAAGAGTCTTAAAGTTATTAGTTGCAGGTGTATCTACGCAAACAAATACTGCGTTAAAGCTAATTTGCGAAACGTCAGTAATTAATAAATTATTAATTCGCGGGTCAATAATAATTTTTTCTGCTTTCTTAAAAATAGAAGATACAGCAGAGCCAACATAACCATGACCAACAATTAATACTTTCATGATCTAATTATTTTTATGTATTTATCACGAATTTTTATACGCTCACATTCCTTGCATTGTGCAGAGATACTGTTAATTTCCTCAACAAACGCTTGTCGAAGAGTTTCTCCGTTTTTAATAGAGCTAGGGCATGGTTTAGATAAGTCAAAAAACTGTAAAACTGTCGACACGTCCATTCAGCAATTTTAGTACAACTTCTTGTAAAATCAAGAATCTGAGCTAAATTAAGATACTAATTCATATGAATACAGCATTACTCTTTGCACTGAATGACGACTTCATTCTTAGTATGAAAGTATTTTTACTGAGTTTAATTAAGACTAATCCCTGGTTCGACGGAGATATCTTGCTTCTGTCTGATGGTAATCTTTCTAATGAAAATATAGAATCAGTTAAATTACTATACAAACATATCAAAGTATTACAGCCCAAAAAAAATGATTATACTGGATGTAAGCCTACTACAGAGCAATGGGGCTATAATCTTTTCTATAGGTTTGATGTTTTTGAAATGGGAGACCTGGGATATAATAGAATTATAATTCTGGACTCCGACATGGTTGTACTTAAGGATATATCAGAGTTGTTTAATTATGATTATGATTTTGGTTCTTGCAGAAAGCATTTAGGTATTCCTGAAATAGGTCCTAATGATCCCAAGGTTAGAGATAAAGAGCGCTTCAATTGTGGTTTAATGTCAATATCAAAGAATATTCTCAGACCGTATTATAAAGATAAGCTAATACGGATAGCGTCACGGAAGAGTTGGTCTAGCGATCAACCTGTCTTTAATATCTGCTTCGAAGATACTGTAAAGTATCTTCCACAAGAATTTAATGTGGTGAGTTCAATAGCTACAGGAAAAATGCTTCAGAGTGCAAATATTATACAGTATCATGGATTCACTAAACCATGGCATTCAGATGACCCTAAAAAATGCTTTGAGCCGTTTGTATTAGATGAATTGAGCAAAGTAGCTACTGATACAAATAAAGAGGCAGAAAACCTTAAGAGAATTTTTGATTCGTATGCTAAGCAATGTGTCTGAGACACATAAAGGCTTCTGCAAATTCTGAGTTACACTCCATACCTCTAAGCCTTGCAAGTGTTTCTAAACCTTTTGCTGATCTGGGGTGAGGCTCTTTCATTAATTCACCTGTGTAGCATAAAAGTGAATTTACTTTATTACGGAATTCTTTATCTGACAGTTTGATATAGTAATTTGGTACAAACATGTTATGGGGTATTTTTAATGATTGATCGGTGGAGCTCGCTATCTCACCTACTAAAAATCTCTTCACCTTTAACCCACCCCACACACGTATAAGCCTAGATACGCAATCATATGTTATCTGATGATCCTGGTGATTATCACCCCAGAATGTAGTATAAACAATTGTGGGGTCTAATTCATAGAGAGCAGTCTCTAGTGCACGGAAAAGTAATAAGGGATTATCTGATATAGTAATCTCAGGTATATGTAAGTATTTTATATCGTGATATTTTAAAATGTCTTTGGCTATCCTAGTACACTCTATCTGATACTCAGATCTCTGGTCATTAGGTGCAGCACCACGCGCAAAAATTACTGTAACATTATCTCCTCCCTGAATATGTTTTTGTATAGCTCCTGCGAATCCAATAGCCTCATCGTCACCATGAGGAACCACTATGACAACTCTTTCCATTGATTTATTATATGTCATAATTACAGGTACTCAACTGCGTGCTTTGTTGTTTGCTCAAAAAATACTTTGATAGTTTTTTTAATAAAATGTCTACGTATGATCTTCCGTTTAATTTTGTTAATGCTTGTATAATATACGGGTCAAATTGATCTGCTATATTCTTGCTGTGCCAGGGTTTTCTATGCCCAATATATTGTAAATTTGGCACTATATTCTTTAAGGTACCGTACCCAACTTCATCAGTACATAAATTATATTGCTTAGGAAGCCAGGTGACCCTTTCTTTAAAAAAAGTGTTTAAAATAGGCTCATTGCCAACCCATTTTTTTGATAAAACTCTCTCATCTACTGGTGGACCTTGCTTGAGCAGATCAATTAAACCATCTCGAGTTGAGGAGCTTAAAAATGGCTTACCTATAACCATAACTCCAGCAGCAAAACCTATATTACCTTCAAATTGAAGCATGCGTGTAGCTGGTCTTAGAACAGCGCCAAAATTAATATCAGATAAAATTAAAGGTGTCATATCAATATTAAAAACAATATCACAATCAAAAAATATTATTTTTTCGTATTCTTTTAGTAAAAATATATCAAATCGATAGCCGCAGTTGTACGGCCATATGCGGTGTTCTGTATCATATGTAACTCCTGGGTAATCTGCTGTACGTATAAGCTTAAAAATTGTACGGGGGTATAATTGTCTTATCTTTTCTTTATTTGCCTCACTGAGTGTACCCCATTCGAAAATAACAATATCATAATTAAAATTAACTGTTGTTGCAATTAATGTTGAAGCTGCAACCATATAACCCGGTACAAAATTGTCATCTAAGGTTGTTACAAAGGCAGCATTCATAGTAGCTTATGTTTTTTTAATAAATTATAAAATAATGTTGTTGGTATAGGTTTATTAAAGTTTCTTTTTATAGAGTAATCCCACTGACCTGTGGATGTTGCTTCATTGCACCAATGTAGTGCATACTTTGGTTGTAGTTCTTTTTTACAAAAAACACCTATGCTGAGCATCTTTCTTATATCTTCAATGTTATCGTTTCCAAACCAGTCAATTGGTGCAATGTATTGCTCCAGAGAATGTTTCTTGACGCAATCTCTCAATATTTCTACCGGCTTGACCCATCTGTCATTACTTTTATCTATGTGCTTTTCTGTTAATGCTATGCAATCGTCGAGAAAAGGTGCATTCTTAGGTATTTTTATTATATTACCAACTATCTCCACCTTGTTGTGTGGACGTATTACATACTCGCTGTTGCTAATGGCAGCAAACGATTGCAGACAGGTAACATCCATGTCGCAATACCAACCGCCCACAGCTTTTAATAGATAGTATCTAAAGAGATCGGAGAAGCCACCATAACTTCCTGCTCTGCAATCTCCACGACCTTCGTAAGAAAAAATTCTCGATGATGGTAGAATTTCATTTGCATCTCTCTTAAAGGTACCTTCAGGTATACCCGCACACTCTCCTTCGTATAACCACACTACCGGCTGATGGCCGTTATCAAAAAAAGATTTTAACGTTAGTTGTTCAAGCTTACCTAATTTATTTCCGATCCATAAAAAATTAATTTCCATATGCGAACCATGGTAGGGGGTAGAGTATGTCTGGCCATAAATTAATGACCTCTTTTATATTATGACAGTCATTGAGAATGTCTTTATTAATACTTTTAATCGCCTCAGTATACTGATAGCTTTGTGTAATATGTTCTTGCTTTTCTATATCATCCAAGTCTGTGGAGCTTTCTAGTAATTGCTTTAGTATATTTTCTATATATACCAACGCATTTTCTTTCTGCTTTTCTATTTCATAATACCAAAGCGTTTTAACTGCATTGATAATATCAATATCCTTATTATTAATAATGTTGTTTGTAGTGCCAATTTGTCGTAGACCAGGTAATATATACTGATCACTATCCTTGACAATAAAAAACTTATTAATTGCATCTTGCTTAATTTTATTGCTAATTATTTCAGCAGATTCACCCGGTGTGGGTAGTTCAAGGAATCTAACTAAATAGCTTGCATTAATTAAATCTCTATCTGATTTATGCACAACATCCATTGACTCTAGAATAAAGGAAATAAACCGCGCGCGCTCTTGATTAATAAAATTTTTAATATTCTCTATGTAGCTTTTGTCTTGTATGAGAAAATCTCTACCAAATGTTTGCGCGAGTCCAACATCTTTCGTCAAGTCGTCAAGATAGACATTTGGTGGGAGATGCTGGTACTCTAACACGTCAATACTAAGATTGCTGATATCTAGTGCTTTGTCGCTAATTACATCTACAAAATCTCCAGCGACTTGGGGTAAACCAAAAAACGAAGCATACTTTGAGCTGCAAACTATAACAAATTTCTTTAAAGAGTTTTCCGAAAAGAAAATCTTAATTACTACCCCTCGATCAAGAAGAGTTGTAGTCAGCGGTAACAGGGATCCGCTACACATAGTATGGTTCATTTTTTATTTAACATTTCTTTATAGTTTGCAATAACTGTAGCAATATACTGTATATGCTCTTTTGAAATAACAGGTGCACATCCTAGAAAAAATACTTTCTCAAGTACACTACATGCGTTTGGGTAGTTTCGCCAATCCTCAAGATGTGAATATGCAGGGTGTAAGAGTATGTTGCCTGCAAAATAATTTCGAGTTTGAATATTATTTTCTTCAAGATAGCTAATCAGGCGCTGCTTTGTAGCAAACGAATCGCATATCACAGGTACGCCAAACCAAGACACATCTGCATGTTGATATGATTTTGGATATTTTAAATATGAGAGAGTACTTAATATTTGTTGAATTTGACGCTTATTACTTTTTCTGACTTTATGAATAGTATTAATTTTTTTTAGTTGTGCGAGCCCAATACCGCCTTGTAAATCTAACGGCTTAAGGTTGTAGCCAATTTGAGTAAAAAAGTATTTATGGTCTATTGGATAGGGTAGGTCTTTTATCCATTTGCTAAATCTACAGCCGCAGGCACCGCATTTTGCAAGGTTTGCAATACCAACACAAAAACAATCTCTTCCCCACCAACTAAATGTCCTTGCTATTTTTATAATTTCTTCATTATTGGACGATACCATACCGCCTTCTCCTGTAGTTAAGTGATGTGCCGGATAAAAGGAACAGCTTGAAGCGATAAAATACTCATTTAAAAGTTTGCCCTTCCATTTTGTACCTAGACTATCACAACCATCAAGTATCAATTGAATGTTATATTTTTTTTGTATAGTAAGCAACTTATCTATATCAGGCGGGTTGCCTAGTACTGGTGAAACAAAAATAGCACGAGTATTGCTGGTAATCTTTTTTTCGAGCTCTGCTAGGTCAAAATTAAGAGTTTCATATTCTATATCAACAAATACCGGTTTAAGATTATTTTGAATAATAGGATTTAAAGTTGTTGGGAAGCCAACTACTGAAACTAATATTTCATCTTTCTCGGTCCAATTAAAATACTTCTTAAGCGCAGCTATCATAACCAAATTAGCAGAGCTACCAGAGTTTACCATGAGTGAGAATTTGCTATGTGTATATTTGCTAAACTCTTGTTCAAACTTATGCACTTTTTCACCACTAGTAAACCATTTGCCGAAAAGTATTGAATCGATAGCTTCGAAGATTTCATCTTCATCAAATAGAGGGCCTGAGTATAGAACCCTATCCTTACCCGGTTTTAAATTACGACTACACTCAGGAATAAAGTATTGCGACTTTACTTCTGCTAAAAACTTTTTAATAAGGGCTTGCTTACTCATTTTTCAATTCGAGTAGTTTTCCACTCTTACTATTTTCGAAATCATACACAGAGAGATCTGGGTAATTATTTGTGGTAATATCTGGTTGCTCACCAACCATAGTTGATAGTAACCATAATCCTCTTGCAGCATCAGAGTTAGTCATATAAAAATTCCATCCCAGCATACGAAAAGTGTCTCCGGTATGATTTACCGGGTTGCGGCCATTGAATCGTGCTAATTTAAACCATCTAGCTGCTTCTATATCATCTGTTAAAACCATTCCGCCGCGGCCGATCTTTAAATGTTTTTTAATATGAAAAGATAAACAATGAAAGCCTCCCGCATACATATTTCGCTTAAATCTCACTGCCCCGTCAAATATAGGCAATGGCTTGAGTTGATATATACCTGTCCAATTTAAATCTTCAAACTGAACCTTATATCCAGCATGAATTATGGAACTTGGCACAGAAATATATGTATATTTTGGAAGTGTTATACGTTCAGGTTGTCTACTACAATACATTAAAGACAAAAACAGCGCATTTGTACATGAATCTACGGCTATAGCATATTTTGAGCCTGCAAATTCAGCAATTTCTCTTTCAAATTGCTCAACAACGTCATAAGCGTTACTATTCATGTTTCCAGGGTCTTTTCATAGCGAATATAAGTTCATTTAACTCGAAGCCGTGTCTAATAAGTGCATTTATTGATAAGGTATTTTTCGGGCTCACAGATGCGTAATAAAGTGTTATTTCTGGGTGCAATCTGTAAAGCGCTATGAATGCTTGTAGAGATATATAGTCTATATCTACTGTTATGCCTTTATTACGATAATAACGGAAAGCTTTCTTTAATAAAGATGGCAAAAAAAAGATTCCAAACATATCTTTTTTGTCAATATGCATTGTACCTACAGGTAGCTCTCCAATTGTAAGTTTATATAAATGTTTATAATTACCTGATTGTATGTTCTTGGTGTGTTCGTCAAATGTTGGTATAGTGGTTGGAGTCTTGTATGCAATTTGCTGTGTACCTATATTCTGCCATCTATATTGAAGTATATCGTAACTAAACATTTGATCCTTTATATCAAATACATCTAGCTTAACTAAGCCTACTTTAACCATTAACTTATTATAGCGTCTTGATAATAAAAAACAATACCCTAAAATAATATTATGAATAGTTTAGTAAGAGTGTTAATACGACCAATATTTACTTTACCTATTTTGTTTTCAGAGAAAATTATTGATACATTTTACCCACCAGTTAATTTTTACGATAATGTAGATCCTGGCAAGTTACAGCTTCTAAAAGAAAATTTTCCTGCCATTAAGAAAGAAGTTATTGATTATGTTAATGGTTTCAATCTTAAAAATTTTGAGGATATAATACCTGGTAACGACAATATTCCTAGTGCTAAGGGAGTATGGAAAACGGCTCCACTTCGAGCATTCAACAGATACTTTGAAAAACCATTAAATCATTGCCCAGTATTATATAAAACACTCAAACAAATTGACAATCTTAGATTGATATCGATCTCTAAACTCGCACCACAATCTTCTATCAAACCGCATGAAGGGGCATTTGGTGGTTTTATGAGGGCACACCTTGCAATTAAGATTCCTGAAGGCGATACTGCGATTATAGTTGGTGGAGAGAGAAGAGAGTGGAGGGAAGGTGAGTTCTTGTTTTTTAATGATAGAAAATTACACACAGCATACAACAATACGACGGAAGATAGAATAATATTTTTAATGGATGTCGAAAGACCTTTACCATTCCCGCTCAATTTTATTAATAATATTGTTGTGTGGATGATTTCTGTCTCACCCTTTTTTAGACAAATTATTAAAAATGCTGATGCAGATTAATTTTTCCAAAATCTCATTTCTAGAGAAACTCGAGTTGTATTTTTATTAAAATTAAAACCACCACCGTGAATAGTGTAGGGGGTAAATACCATTACTTGTTCAGGTCCAGGGTTGGGTGTAATTAAGTTAAGACCTTTCGCTGCAGCGATTGTTGCCGGGTTAGTATACTTAACACCATTTGCATAGGTATCTCCATACGTGCGTACTATTTCTGATTCAGACCAGAGATGACTACCTGGAATAATAGGAAGAGAGGAATCATTTGTACTACCGGCAAGAGGGAAGTACAGATTCACCGCGCCACGGTTTCTGTCCAGATGCACATCACGGTGGGGCGGGTTATTGTCTTTGTAGTGCTGTGGGCGTACTACTCTGAGATGAAAGTGTTGTACAGTGTAATTCTTTCCATCGCCTAGGTCAAATGTCTTCCTGGCTGTGACTTTGGTTTCACATATCTGGCTGATTCTTTCATCTATTTCATTAATACTAAGAGGAAATTTATCCATAGAGATACCACCTGTACCCTTAGATCCAGACCTTATTACATCGGCAAATTTAATATGTGTTGCATCATCAACAAAATTATGATAATTTTCAAGTTTAAATCCATGTGTTTCTACTCCAATTGAATTTAAAATATCAACAATAATTTCCTTGATTCCCTGTCTTATTATTTCGTTTTTTTCTGGTGTTAAGAATTCCTGTACGGTATACCCCATTTCTGCCCATGGCAAAGAAGTACTGACTGGAGTAGTATCCATATTAAACAACACTTCATCTTTACCTGGAGCTATATTATCAGCAGATACAAAAACCTCAACCGGGCGACTATTAATAGTCATTTTCGACAAAAAATCACTCATACCTTATTAATTTATCCTCATTTCTAGCACTTTCAACATTATTTTTGATAAGTCTGAGTATATCCCATATATGTATTCTACAGTATTACCTGGGAAATCTACAAATACCAATGACCATATAATTTCATTGCTTCAATTTTTTCTGCTAATCTAAGTTTTGGGGCTGCATGGGAGTGAAAGTTATAATGAACAAGATAGCAAGTATCTTTAACTTGCTCCCTTAAATACGGTACTTTCCATAGACTACCATTTGGAAAATCATACACTGATAGTACCTTAATATTAACTCCTGTTTCGTTAATTAATGCTTTGCTGTTAGCTATTGTTTGTAGGCTACCTTCTTGCACACCAATTGGAAATTTTTTATATATCTCTTCGCTGGTAATTTTCTCTAGATACGCTAAATTTTTTTCTTTAGTATTTTGCGGTAGATACATTACAGCACCGTTTTTTTCCCCAAATTTTGCTTGTTCTGCTAACCCCCAATCAGAAACAGTTGTTTTGCCGTAGTCTACTGTAATAATTCTATCTTTTACACGCTTGTGTGTAAAAGTATGAAACCGTCTATCCGACGTCATAACCATATCGTAACCAGTAGCATCTTGCTCTAATTTCGGGATAAAATTTTTAAAAAATACAATATCTGTATCTAGATGTATAAGGTTAAATGAATAGTTTTTATATAAATGCAGAGCACCTCGAGGGTTAAATCTCTTCGCATTTTCTATCCATTGTGCGGCAGTATTATTTTCCATCCTTGCATCTATAAGAGCGCAGGGAATGTTTTTTGCCTGCAGCGTATCGTATGATTTTTTGTCCAGCGCTATAACAAAAGCTATCCCATGTAAGTTAACCCTTTTTAAGGACTCGTACCAGTTTAAAAGCATTTCTATAAAATCATATGTGGTATTAGTAATTATTACGGTACTCTTGTTCTTTATAAAGCTATCCAGGCTTTCCGCACCACTGTCAAATATACTCATGAATATGGAAATAGTAATGACGGCCCTGGAGCTAGTATATCCGGCCAAAATTTTAATAGTTCATTTGGAGTTTTGTAGTTTTCAAGATTTAAATTTGATACTGTATTCTTTAGTTCGTTTTGTATTAAGTCTATTTCTCTCAAAGATTCTTTATCATCAAATTTAATAGCGCTTTCTTGTTCTTCTTTCAACAACTCTAAAGCCTTTTCGTAGGTCTGAAAGATAAGCTGCCTCCAGTGAGTTCTCATGGATTGCATTACTGATTCATTTGCGCTATTGAAATCCGCAAATCTTAACCCTTCTATATTGAACGTCTTAATGCATTCAGTTATCCAATTGTATTCCCTGTCGTACAACTCAATAAATTCCTGTAACCCCGGGTACAGCATATTGTAGAGCTTAACCCTAATTGAATGAATGTAGTTGTATGCACGTGAGGTATTATTCTCTCGATAGAATGTATTGAACGGCAGATATTGAAGCAATATGGATCCATCTGTAATAGAGGTAATGCGGGAATGAATTTCTTCTGAATAGCAGCTTCTACAGTACTTGCATCTTAGAAATAACAATAATTTTTTTCTATAAGCTGCAAGCAGGATATCCTCTCTTCTATAAAAAACGTCCTGTACCTTGACACCTAAGCTACGAGCTATAAAGAAATGCTCTGACGAAGCAATAATCTCAGGGTCGTTAGCTAAAGAAGAACTAGCATAATTTTTATTTTTCTTAAAATACTTTATTTCGTTTTGATCAACTTGATAATCAATTTGCTTAATATCTATTGATTCCTTACTAAGATCACGATCTGTTAATATGCTTCGCCCTTGCAGAAGGTAGTCTTCTTGTATTAGACCATGAGGCTGGGTAGTAAATCGTATTTTTATTATATTATCTGTTACAATATTCATATATTATCAGGTTTGTTATACTTATAGCCGTCAAGAGATTTTACAAAATCAATATATTGATTCTGTATGGTTTTATTTGCAGATAACGTATCTATGTGCTTGGCAAGTGTTTCGGCAATTGCATCTAGCTGCTCAGTGCTTAGAGAAGACAGGCAAAATTCAGGTATTAGAGGACCCTTGGCATCAATAATTTGTTCTATCTTACTATCATCTCCCGTCCAAACACTTGTATTGTTTACTTCACCTTCATGAATTCCTCTTATTCTACCGCCAAGCGGCTTTGTGACGGTGTTTATATATAGCGCAATACTATTATCTATACAAAATTTTGCTATTGCTGGCAGTTCCAACACATTTTGTATGAGTGGACAAAACGCAATTGTTGACAATCTCTTCATTGCTAAAAACTCAAAAATATTCTTCATGACCAAATCAAAATTTCCGTTCTTGCGTATGAGCTCATATGTATCTCTCTTAAGAGAATCAAGAGAAACAACCACTCTCATATTCCTCTTAGTAAGATATTCTCTAACTTTAGACGACAATATGGACCCGTTAGTTGTTACATATACTGCACAGCTAGGATTATGCTCAAATATTTTATCCCATATCTTATAATATAGGGATGTTAGAAGCGGTTCCCCTCCTAAAAAGTTGGCAAGTCTTAGGTGCTTAATGAACGGCAAGAGCTCATTCACAAAGTTATCATCATATGGTGATATAATTGGTGGTAGCTTCTCCCTATTTTTTCTGATTGATGAAGACCATTTGCCGCCACACATTATACATTCAAAATTACAAATGTTACCAAATTCAAACTCCATATTGATGGGCATATCAGATAGAGCTGGTTCATAAACATCAAATTTAGTGAACAGTGCATTATTGATATTATTTGTAACAACTTGGAATCTACATTTATCACAACCTTTGGGGAAGTCTAATCTGGAAAGCTTTTTAATAAATAAATCTCGTTCAGGGTTATTCCAAGCATCTGCTATTGATACTGACGGGTATGCACCCAATATGAAGTAATTGTTATAACAACACACCCTTATTTTACCTGTAGTATCAAAGTTTAGGGTTGAGTAGGGAGCAATACAGCAATTTTTGCTATTGTTAAATTTGAAATCTTTAATAGGTTTATTATACTTAAATTCATCAACTAACTCATTGTGTATAAAGCCTGCTATGGTTTCGTATGGAAGTTTTTCTGAAATAACTAAATAATCGATAGCTGAAGAAATTGTTTTATTATTTCTTACCCCGGGATTATTTAGCAATTCATATTCCAATTTTATTACAAATTCTTCCTTTGTAAAAGCTGTATTTTTCTCAGTATTAATCTTACTAAAAATACAATATAGATCTTCAATTCTTGAATCAGAGACTTGCATATGCTTCTGTTTGTGCACCCTTCATTTCTATGTACTGGAGTACCCTATCAATTTGTTCGTTACAAAAGACCCTAAGAGTATCTTTGTCAGATTCTGATGTCGAGTAGTCCGTCCAATCGAGAACAACAAACTTATTGCCAATAGATAGGAACGAATCAAATAAAGATTTGTCAGATATAAAATTGTTCCTAGGGCTTCTGATATTAGCCGCAATTATTATGTCATACTTTTTTAGATCTAGATTCTGGAAAGGTTCATTATAAAACGGCAGGTCAATATTAAACAGTTGGCACATATGTTGAGTGAGACTTTGTCTGTGTGGGGTGAAGTCACATGCTTCTATGTCTATATTTTGGCTCTTCAAATAAATAGAAATTTGACCGGCACCACATCCTATCTCTAGTATTTTTTTATCCTTAAAATACTGTTGAATAACAGTAACAAGTAATAATTCTTTATCGGTAAAAATTTCATTCCTTTTTAATTTATCACAATATGTACCGGCAGCTTCACCCAACAAAATGCTGTCTGCCTCTCTATTATTAATTTTACACAAAAGTCTTGCCTTTGTGGTAAAAGATTTTAAATGGAGACAAAACTTATCACTGAATTCTCTAATTTTAAATGCTTCTGTAATTAGTGATAATAATTTAGCTTGAATACTGCTAGTTTTATGACTTGCAACAGCCTCTTGCAAATACAGCAGATCGTCTTTATTTAGTTGACGATTAAACTTCATGCTTTATTATATAATCTAATGTAATATTATCAACCTTAACGTAATTTAGCATTTTATGAGAAAATGCTTTATTAATAATTGATTGAACATTTATCTCAGGTAAAATTTTTTGTATTTGCTTGGCAAAAATAGTTCTAAATATTTCTTGTTTCTTTATGCAGTTGTTTCTTATGTCCACGCTGTTGAAGGAATCAATATTTTTTAATGCAATCTCAATAGCTTTGTCTAATTCTATTTCATCAGGATTAACTACAATTGAATTGTACTTGTCATACCACGTCTGTCTTCCCCCAACACTCTTTGTACTAATCACCGGTAACCCACATAACAGATACTCAGTAGATGCATAACAGGATCCTTCTTTTGTGGAGAGAGCCAACCCAATCCTACACTTATTAAGCTCTTCAACCACCTTATGTGTACGGATTTCATTTAAAATACATGCAGGATTATATCGCTGTAAATCATTATTTGATGTATTGTACGTTATGAAGAGTGTTTTGTATTTTCTGTTAATCTCTGTTAACAGGTGATGATTTTTCCATTCGGAATTATTGGCATTAATGACCAGGTCATACTCCTTTTTTATCGGCATTATATTAAAGATGGATGCATCTAGCCAACAATTTTGATTGCAATATATTGAATTTAATTTATGTCTCTTATAAAAAAGATCTTCATCAATTGAATTTGCTAGTATTATAACATTTGTAGTGTATTTTTCCAACAGCTTATAGTGATTGACACCATCTTTATACCACCAGGGAATTAAAAATACATATACGTCTTTATATTTAGATTTAATTTCTTTAAAAAATGTCTCAACTTGAGCAAAAAGGTTTGCATCGTGTATCCACGTACTAATAAAAATTACTATAGTTGTATCAGTTCTATACAGTACTTTTAGGTTTATAGATTTTGATTTAACACTCATCTAGAATACTCTTGGTTTTTCCATCGTAAATATAGGGCCAGAGTCGTTCGAGGGTCCACGCACAGTACCCAGCCCCCCTTTTATCGGATATATTTTCATATATGTGTTTATAGAAATTATGTGAATGAAATGTTATTCTTGATCTTGGTACAATCAATTGACCACCAATATAAAAGATAAATTCTGTTTTTTGAATTTTAAATAGCTTTTCATATATTCGTATTACATTTGAATTCAATTCATAACATAATTGATAACTTTCAATTCGCTCGATAACCTGGGTACCCATTGGCTTGACTCGTGGCAAACCTCTAAAATTGTTTATTTCACTGTAAAGATTTTCAATTGGTTCCATGGTTTCCAGTGGTCTGTTGGACAGACAGTTGCCTTCAGAAAAAAATACGTAATCAGGCAAATTGTGGTAATTAGTCACAATGTAATGCAAGTATGTATGTGCCTCTCTGCCTATGTTGGGCAGATTTATGAAGCGTGAATCTGCACACTCTTGGTCTTTGTTGTAGATTGTATACGGTACACCTGCATTTATGGCCCAATCTATATTTTCCTTGTATTTTGCAACAACCAAGTGTATGTCTAGTTTACTGTGGTTCACACAGTGATTTATTTGTCTCAAAGGATTATTCTATTAAATATATCCTAGAGTAGTGACGTTAACTGCATTACTCTGACAAGAGAAATTGTTTATAACATAACAGCTATAAGCAGTATTACCGCAAAATATTGCTGCAGAGTCATATGTCGAAGTATTACCAGCAACTGTGGATTGAAGAACTCCTGCAATGTAGTAAGAATTAGAAGAACCTAGCACACCGTTATAGCTGCCTGCATTACCACTGAGTCTTAATGAAGCTCCATAGCATAATGCACCGCAACCGCCACCAGTATTGCAAGGTCGTGGTGGACGTGCTAAACCAACCCCAGTTAAAGAAGGTTTGGGTGGTGAGTAGGTTGTAAAAGATGTTGTAGTTAATGCAGTATTATAATTTGATGCAGTTAGGTTAAACCCGTCTGCAAAAGTTACTGTTACTGTTCTTGTTGTGGAAGAGCTGCAACTTGTTGAGCCGGGATTATATGCATTTGTATAAATTCTGCTATATCCGTTATTAGTTGTTAGTGTTAGATTGGCAGGTGTTGACCAGGTGAAATTTGCACTACGGCTTCCTATTCTTGACAAAAATCGAGCACCAACACCAGTAAAGTTAGATGTTATAGTTATAGTTGAGCCATATGCAACCGTGGCTACGCTTGCTGTGGGGGTTGTAACCCCTGTAATAGAAAATTCACTTACCGAAATAGGTGTTGCTGTGCTTCCAGCTGCAGTACCTAGACTCTTGGGTGAAGCACCTGTCGCGGCCGCTAATGCGTTTATTGAAAGGTTGTCGCCAGGGCTAGGCATGATTACTCACCCCGTGCTTGTTCTAGTAATTCAACCTTTTTGCTAAGTTCCTTGATTGCTTCAATCAATAGTGGAACAATTTTCTCGTATTGAACAGTTAAATAATTTTCACCAGATTTACTTGCGCCATTTTCATCTGTATCAAACGGAGCAGGTTTAATTACTTCAGGCAATACAGCCTGAACCTCTTGAGCAAGTACTCCAACTTTTTGATCGTTCTCTGTAAAGCCATATTTTTTAGCTACATCATTATGCTTGTATAATACACCAGAAATAGAATTTACCTTTTCAAGGGCGTTGGGTATAATACTTACAACATCCTTGAGTCGCTTATCAGAGGAGAAGGCTGTAATATCGCCTGTAGCAGTCGCTGCACCAATTACAGCTAGATTACCATTTGTTGTTAACGCGGCAATTGATAGAGCATACATAGTCGCGCCGCTAGTTAGAGCATTTCTTAATTGCGCGGGATTAATACTGGTTACAGTGCTAGCACCCGTTGTAATATCAGATGAAGTTGCGAAGTTGACAGAAATTGTTGCTACGGCCATATAGCTTATTTATGTTGCGAGAGCTATTTTCTACTATAGCTTTATCTTTTTTAGCTTTATATTATAAAATTTAAAGATATCTAGAGCCCCAGAATCTCTTTGGTAATCATCTATATAGCAAACTACTGGAATCTCCCAACTACAAATTAGTCGAGCGCAATCAGAACAGGGCAATAAAGTACATGCTAAAAGACGTGCTTCACCCCTTTTAAATAAACTCAATATATTTTGTTCTGCATGAATAATATATGGACGTCTGCTATCTCTATCCTGCCAGAAAGATTTTGATACTTTCTTACCAGAAACTAATCCATTATAAGCAACGCCAAGCACTCTATTATTATAACCCAACGCACAAGCACCTACTCTATTGTAAGGGTCTTCGCTTCTACTAGATGCAGACTGAGCAAGAAGAAGTGCGTATTCTTCCCATGTTTTTCTAGTGCTCATAACTCAGACAATTGATAAGATCTTCTTCGAGGTATGGCACATTTATAATCTGCCATTTACCGCTAAAGCTTGTATAATCTTCGGGCTTGTCTCTTTCATACCAGAAAATCTTTAATCTCATTGGCTCCAAACCAGTCATAAGCTTATAAAGGTACGCATACATACTCAATTGCAAGGAATATGTAAAGTATTCCGAACAAGGGTATTTTTTAAGTGGACCAAGAAGAGAGTCTCCAAAAGGAGAAGCATATCTTACCTTTTTATTAGTTTTAAAATCATAAACATTGAACGTTTTTTTATCTGCATTATGTACAATAATATCTGAAGTCCCTGCAACTCCTAGATCACGATTATAAACTAATTTTTCAAAAAAAGAATCTTTTTTACTAAAATTTAAATTAAGGTTGTTAAAGCTGCTTAAGATTATACTGCAATCTTTATCTAAATCTTTGCCTGTCTTATGAAATGTCTCTAAAGCTTTGTGAACCTTAGTACCAAAAATTTTACTGTTTTCCCTTTTCTCGTGCCACTCCTCTAAGATAAACTCTACTGGTACACCCTCACGCTTGGCTATTTTTTCTGCCATTACTTGTTCATCAAAAGGCTTTTTAAATTGCTCTATCCATCGAGTTACACTACAATACTTGAAATTGTCATTTGGATCTGTGTAGGAATGCGCTTCAATATTAAAGATTGGTGTGGATGATTTTTTTGACACATATAAATTATAATAGAACCTTTATAGTTATCAAGCATGAAGATTGACAATATTTCTTAAATTAATTATGAACAATAAGATCGCTATAACTGGTCATTGCAGGGGTATTGGCCAATCTCTTTTTGAGGCGCTTTCTGTATCCAATACATGTATAGGTTTTGATTTAGAACTGGGGTATGATATTTCACGAGATAGAGAGCGCATTCTACGCGAAAGTGTAGATTGTAACGTTTTTATAAACAATGCTTATTGTAATGACGAGCAAACACATCTAGCTCGGGAATGGCATGCACTTCATAAAGAAGATAAATTTCTTATTATTAATATAAGCAGTATATCCGCAGAGCTTTTATACAGTGAAGATGGTAGTAAGGCAAAAAGTATTACAGAAAAAATTCAGAATATTAGATACCATACGTATAGCTTAAACAAATATTCTTTAAACGTTGCATCACAAGAAATTAATCGAAGTAAAGATAAGTGTAGAAGCACAGTAATTATGCCTAGTAATATTGAAACGGGGTTTAAATCAACTTTTAATCGCATAGAAGCAGATACCAATCTTCTTAAACCATTGGATATCGTTGAAGCGGTAAAGATGTTAATGAGCTATTCAAATCAGGAACGCTTTATACCGCTACTAACAATAGAAAGTATATAATATGCAGCTACGTCCACCGGTTGAGCATACCATAAAAAAGACATCAGGCTATTGGGTAGAAACAGATGAGAAGCGATTTCTAGATCTACAGCTGGGGTATAGTGCCTATACCTGGGGATATAACAATAAGAATTTATTGGAAGCTTATATTACAGGTATTAAGGATAATACAGTAGCCTACAGATTAATCAATATTTTGGCAAAAAGCTAGTTAGCCTTTACTATAAACACAAGTATTTGTTTTTGGCATCTCAGTAACATGCACAAGCTTATAACCACGTTTACGTAAACCGAGATCTAATGTGGAGTACCACTCTTGGTCTACATTTACCAGAATACTGTTATGAATTTTGTCTTCGTAGATGTGTGATGAAAATTCTTCACAGAATCCTCTTGCGGATGTCTGCGTATTTTTCATATACAAATATTTATTCTAAATCTTCGTCATCTTCTGCTTCAATATCAAAAGGATTTTCCACTAGAAAAGAAATATTATTTTCGTAACAAATATGTTTTAGACCGGCCGAAAAAAGATTAAATTGGTCTGACGATAAATACAGAATACCTGATTCTTTAGAATCAATAAGAATTTTTACGTGATATGACCCGCTACTGCTTTGATCTACAACAAGCAAGTTGACGTTATTCATTAAACAGTTTCATTGCTAGTAAATTACGTCTTAGTTATTTATTCTCTCTGTAAATGATTTTTAAGCTTCAAAAATAAAGCCTTTTTCCAAATTATAAACTTCGTTATTGCGGCTATCTTTAATACTAACTATATCCTCTCTATATTGATGATATTTGTCAGTTGCAAATTTGTGTGCTTCCCATTGATCCCACGCTGTTACTTTGACGTTTCGGCTTTTATCAGAAGAATGAATATTTCTTACAACCGCTATGAACTTTTCCATTTGTATATAATAGTATATGCTATAGATAAAATCAACAGAAAAGGTAAATACAGTTAAATGTATCTATGAGAATCAATATTATAGGTTGTGGGTTATCAGGAATAACTGCTGCTGTTTTACTAAAAAAACGTGGCCATCATGTAGAAGTATTTGAGAGTAAGAATCATATTGGAGGCAATTGCTATGATAGTAATGTCTGTGGTACCATGGTGCATAATTATGGTCCACATATCTTTCATACTAATGATGAAGAGGTGTATAGATTTTTATCAGAATATACAGAATTTCTACCATTTGAGTATAAACCGTATGCCGATTCTCGCTTAGGCATGGTGTCTCTACCATACAGTCAGAAGACAATCACACAGCTTGGTCGAGAGCTTTCTCAAGAAGAAATTATTGAATATTTTTTTAGAGAATACTCAGAAAAACAATGGGGTGTGTCATTTAAAGATATTCCCTCCTCGATTATTAACAGAGTTCCGCGGCTTCCACAACATCAAGATCCAACCTGGTATGGTAATCAAAAATATCAATGTATTCCAAAATACGGTTATACCGAAATGATGAAAAATATGCTTAACGGTATAACTGTGCATACGGGTATTGGGATAAGCGAATGGAGGAAATATAATGTAGATCTTGTAATCTATACCGGCAAGGTTGATGAGTATTTTAATTATTGTGCAGGCCGACTACCCTATAGATCGTTACGCTTTGAGCACACCGTAACGGGTGATCGCCAATTTAATGTTGTTGTTAATCAAACAAACTCATATAATAAATTTACTCGAATTTATGACCACAGCTTTTTTACATATAAACACAAAGGCTTAACAGTTATAACAAAAGAATTTCCTTTGCAGCACGATGAAACAAACTTACCTTTCTATCCAATACCTTTTGGAAGCGGTATATCCCTTTATAATAATGTCTATAAACCAATGGCCGAAAGTGAAAATAATGTTTTGTTCTTGGGAAGACTTGCTACCTACAAATATTTAGATATGTGGATGGCGATAAAGCAGGCAATGATTCGGACAAAAAATATAGCATAATAAAATACATTTGATTTTTTATCTATCTTCATTTATACTGAAGTAGTGAAAAATGTCTTGATTATTAATGGAGCTATTGGCGGACGTGCTGGCAACACCTCTATGCTCTTGAAGAAAATTAAACGCATGCTGCTTAAGCAGTCTAGCGAAGACAATAGTATTAAGGTCAGAGTTATACACCTAAGCCCCTCTTTCAGTTGGAATAGTGTAAAGTTAAGTATCAAAAAAGCAGATTGTTTAATATTCTCTACCGGTACATATTGGGACAGCTGGGGATCACCAATGCAGCAGCTTTTTGAAAAGATGACTGTTCTTGAAGGCTCAAAATATCTTGTAGGTAAACCAGCATGTGCTATTGTAACTATGCATTCAGTTGGGGGTAAAGAAGTTTGTTCTCGTATTTTAGGTAACCTTGTTAGTCTTGGCTGCATGGTTCCACCTTTTGCTGGGTTTGCATATTCTTATGCAGATCATATTGCCCACAAATCTAGAACCTCTGGCAAGAAGCTACTTGATGACGTATGGCATATTGAGGATTTAGAGACTTTATTGAATAACTTAATTAAAGCGTCGACTACAGAAAAGCCGGATTACCAGGTTTGGAATTTTCTTGATACCTCTGCTTTTGATCCAACTACAGTATGGCTTAGATAAATATTATATACTGGTTTGAATGAATATAATTTTCTCAAAACCTGCGCATGTTTGGCTTAAGAGATATGGTGTTTGCTATAAATCTCTTAAAGAAGTTTTAATTTATCTCTGCTATAAGGAAGGTTATCCCTCTAATAAAACTCTCCATATACACATTCGTTCTAATGGGGTAAATAGCGAGTTTGATATTTGTAGAAACGAAATTAATGTTGGCGTTGACACCAATACAACGAATAAATCGTCAAAAACTCGCAGAATGATAAGGAACTTATTACACGAACTACGACACTTTATACAGTATAAAATTAAGCATATGGAATTTAAGTTTTCATATTCTTATCGTGATATGATGAATTTAGGTGATCGTTATTGGTATGCTCCGGAAGAGATTGATGCACGTAGATATGAGATACGTAAATTAAAATTTGTAATGCGGCGATTAAAGCGAATTAAGCCGTCGGCGTAGCAGCACCCGGTGCTTCAGCTGCAGGTGCTCCCGCGGGAGCAGCTCCAAAACCACCTGGGGCAGGTGTGTCACCTGCAGGGGCAGGTTCTGCAGCACTAGGTGCAGGTCCAAATGCAGGTGGAGTCGATCCTGATACACCAGCACCGCCTCCCATTTCTGCACCCATTTCACCGCCTGCAGGGGCTGCAGCAGCTAATGCATTTTCTTTCCAATTCGGTCCACCAGATTTAATTTGCTCTAACTCCCAACCAAAAGCCATGTCTTTTCTCATGAACTCTCTATTTGCCAAGACCTCAATATCGCTCCAGTCCATATATTTCTTAAGAGCATATGTTTTACTAATAGTATCAGAAGAAGCTACAATATCAGTAAATGTCTTGGTCTTAATCTCTTGCTTCTGTGCCTCTCTCATCTCAAAGAAGTTTACAGGCACGTTAAACTCTATATCAATATGATTTTCTTTTAGATCATATTTGTCCCAAAGGTTTTTCAGCTTAAGATGGGTAATAAATCCGTTCTTTAATCCTTCAGAAAATTGTTGCTGCATACGAACAATAAATTTTGCGAATTTTAACTCCTCTCGCAAGATATTCATGTCATCCTTGTATCCGGTGTCTGCGTTTAACCGAGAAACAGGTACCTTGAGACTCTTATAGAGTTTCTTTAAGAAATACAACATCTCTTCTAGGCCCCAAGCAGAATTTGCACCTTCAAGTTGCCTTACATCTGTACCTTCAGAACCCTGACGTTTTGCAAACCAAAAATTATCAAGAATGCTTTGTGGGTTATACTTCTTAACAGCACTACCAGGCTGCTGCGAATCATAGGTTTTTGAAGACCAATATTGATTCATTAATTTCTTTAGATAAGCTTCCGCTTTTGGTGCAGGCATATTACCTACATCAACATTAAACACTAGACGTTGTGGTGCTCTTGCAAGTCTATATATAACCACTGCATCTTCTAGTAAGCTAATCTGACGATATGCTCTTCGTGCATTCTCCAGGAAAGGTAACCTAATGGTCTTATTCTCATTCCAAATGCCCGAATTGATGTAAGTTACTTGATTTTTGTCAAGAGGTACAAGCTTATACTCTAAAATCTTAGTTGGGTTGGTTTTATCAAATACAGGCTTACGCAAAAGAAAGCCTTTGATCATCATATTTTGCACATTACCAAAGATAGGATCAACAAATTCATTAGGAATAGTTACAATGCCGAGGATACCTTCCTCTTCATAGCTTTTATGAATAATATGTTCAAAATAGATTTCACCATCAACAAGCAAAGTGCGGAAGTACTCCCAACCTCTATGAGGCAGATCAAAGTAGTTTATGTATTTCTGGAATTCTTTTTGTAAGGTATCTTTGTCCTTGTCATCGATATCGAGCTCTGGAAACTCAAGTTTAACAACTTTACCCTGTGCATCTCTATTAATAGCTTCATCGCATATTTCATCTAATGCATCTGCTATCTCAGAAAATGATGCCATGGTGCGGTAATCGCGTAAACGTGAGATTTTGTCGTGTTGTATGTTTGCATACATGTATTGTGTGAAGTTATTATCCAGACCAATTATACCAGATGGATCTAAGTTGTTATAATCTGTATTGCTACTAATGCTCTGTCGTGCAAGAGCTTCTGTTCTCTTACTCCCTGTATCCTGGAAAGCCTTGTATTTCGGGTTTAGCTTACTGATTGTATCAATAGCTGTATAGCTTTGGTATGGCAGGCGTGAATTAACATAATTCATTAACGAGCGGCCGAACGTTGATTCACGACTGCTATCTGCATTTCCATACTCAGGCATATGTTATTTATGAGTTTTAAAGAATAATTCAATTAAAAAAAAACCAGTTGATTTTTGTAAAAATTTCATTATAATATATTGTGGGTTTTAAAGACGTAACCTATAATAATGAAAGAAAAAAATTGCCGGAACAGTTACGCGCTTGACTCAACTCACAACTGTTTTTCTTTCTCTTTAGACAACGTCTTTTATATAACTTTCGATAACATCTTTTCACTTGATACCCATAGTACGTGCATGCGCGCGAAAATTGAATATGAGAATAATTAGTACTAATAATTTTATAATCGAACTCACCCTTCCATCTCTTCTCTTCTTCAAGAAGACAGATTATGAAGGAGATTCAAAATATGGTATGCATATCAATGATATTAATGTTGGTTGCTGGTACATGCGCTATGATTTTGGAAGTGAACTAAACATTTCATGTATTTTAGGGTTGAGATTTTGGTGGTCTAACTTATAATAGGTTTTATGATTCTAACTGACATTAAATGTTACGATGGTGTTCTATTGCATCATAGATTTGCTTACAAGTATTTTCGTAAACAATGCTTACCAATTGGTAATATTATTGCTTTTCGTGCTCCTGCTAAGGTGGAAACGGAAGGTTTAATTGATCAAGAAGATGCGCTGAGTAAAGACTTTATTTACAGTGAAGATATGGTTCATTTTCTATATGAGATTCCTCTGATCACAGAAAGCTTTGGTGCAATTGCTTACCAGAGATTATTCAATACTAACGTTGCAAACATCTTGTTTAAATATCTCAAGGCGCCTATCACTGTTGATGGTGATGATTTGATGGTAACAAAAGAATTTACACAAGGTGGTGTAACACAGCAGTCTGGTAAATGTAGCGTGAGTATTGTGCATGTTAAAGATGCAGCAGCCCTCGGTCATACCGGTATTAATGTTAAAGCAGGTAAACAGGCCCCTGCTTTTGCGTTCAGTACTGAGTTGAGTGATACCGATGTGACAAGCTTCATGCAAGATGTGATCAATTCTTTCTATCAGATAAATGATGATATCTTCATTGCATCGACAAAAATTATATCTCATTGAACATATTTGATATCATTGATAGTGTAGCCTTTTCCAAGAAGAAAGATATATTTAATACACCAGAGGCAGAAAAAGAATATCAACCTTTTTTGGTCAATAGATGGTTGTCAATGCTAGATCCTACTGCAGCCAGAATTGTTAATGATACAGTCAATCGAATGAGTCGTGTGCTTACAACGCCACAAGATCAATACAATCTTCTCGTTAATATACTACCAAAATATCCAAAGCAACGGATTAACTATATTAAGAAACCCAAGAGCTCTTGATTTCCATATAGTTCACGTATAAGTGACCATATGAGCAAACAATGTATTGACCAGGTACCAGTAAAGAAGAGTTTAATTGATTTAAGCACACATTCAAAAAATAATTTCAATAGTCTGTTCACTGGCTATGATATGGCGGCTTTATTGGATGATATTTTACTTGTAGAGTTTGTTGATGAAGGTGAATCAGGCGGCAACACAATTGTACGCAATGGTATTCTTGTACCAGTAAATGCAGAAACAAATGCTTGGCGCATTGGCAAGGTTATACTATGTGGAGGTGGGTGTCGACTGGTCAAGAGAGGTGACTTTGTATGTTTCCCCAACAACATGGGTGTACCTATTGCCAATATTGAGGTAGTGGATCACGGACCTGTTAAACATGGTATTTTCTTAAACGAACAACGCATCTTCGGCGTTGTGCAACCCAGAAAACAAGATGCTAGTCTCATTAATGAGTCTAAAAAGCGTTCTGCAAAACAACGTTTGTGAGATTAAATTTGCCCGGCGACGCCCTCGCCCCGGTAAACCTAATACACGCAGAATGTTATGTACAAATGCACAATCGCTACTTAATAGTACCGATGGTAGAGTAGCATTAAACTTCAAACCAGCAATGAAATCTACCCGCTATAGCCCTGACCAAAAGAATTTAGTTATTGTGTGGGATGTTTTCATGCAAGATTACCGGGCAGTAAATTGTGATAATTGTGACTTGATCACATCCATACCTGCAGGTGAAGCTTTTTGGAAATATTTTAGAAATAATCTGGCCCGTCTATCTGCTGCACAAAAGATAGCTTATATGGACTCATAATGAAAGCAGAACAACTGGAGAAGGCTATCAACAGTTTATTGCAGCAGCGAGTCAACTTCACCATCAATAACAAAATAATAAAGAGTGGCAAATTAATTCTGTTTTGTATTAAAGATTTCTATTTAGTATTTACAATTGGCGTGAACCATAGTAAGAAAATGTTTGAAATACCTTACCCATATTTCTTTGATCAATATACAAATAAAATTATTCTCAATTATGCCACTTCTATCTTTCATCATGGATCAGAGGAAATAAAATTTAATGCCAAGCAGCTCATGCCTAAAAAACCTGGTAAATTTTTTAATACACAACTTGAAATAAATGTCATTGAAGATTCCATCTGAAAGTATAAATAAAAAACATTATGGTTAATTGCGAGGTAAAGCTAGAAAAAGGTAAAAGCACAAATAAGCTTTATTTTGATAAAAAACTTCGTCAATTTACTAATGCTGTAAAGCGTTGTGGTGTGTTGGAAGACTTGAAAATTCGTAGGACTTTTATGAAGCCATCTCTACGCCGTAAGCTAGCTCCAAAGATATCTGCCTTGAAGTGGAAGTTCTATAAGTAATATATTGCACCTAGTATTCTACTAAATATAGAATATGAAGATGCAGAGTCACTATTTTGAAATTAAGGATTTATTAATCCAATTTCTTGCTGCATTTGATGATGTTGTAATTAAACGATACGACAAAAATAGAGTACCTGGTGCTACACAACAAGTAAGATACATTTATGCACCAAAAGAGCGGGTGCTTTTTGACTTAGTTAATCCTGCACAAAATATAACTTTACCTGTTGTTAGCATAACAATAAGTAGTATTTCAAGGGATAACAATCGAGTCTTTAATAAGAATGCAGGGTTTTATGCTGCAGGCACACCCTTTGAAGATAATCCCGGGCCTGCAACATTTTATTATAAAGCACCGGTACCAGTAAACATCGATGTGAAGATGAGTATTCTAGCTCGCTACCAATCCGATATGGATCAAATTCTCACTAATTTTGTCCCGTTTAATAATCCCTATATAATTCTTAGCTGGACTATACCAAAAGAATTTAATTTACCCTATACCCAAGAGATAAGATCTGAGGTTTTATGGAACGGTACTATCAACATGTCTTATCCCACAGATATCAACGGAAATCAGAAAGCACAAATTATTGCTGATACAGGATTTACAATCAAAGGATTCTTATTTCCAGATCCTCAAGAAGTAGTCAAGAACATCTATAAAATTGACACACAATTCACTGCTGTGAGCACTGGCATGTCACTGGACTATGGAGCATATGCTTTTCTCAAGTCACAAGAAATTACCACAGATTCACCATTGTCTGCATTTGCCAATTCTGAAACTGTGACTGTGTCAGGCCGCCCTGTCATTTCTGGCATCAGACTGTACACACCACTGGGACCTTTGCCATGAAGAGCTATCCCTCACACACAGTGACAGTGGGCACTTCAGGCAAACAGATAACTGTGAATGGAAACATGTTCAACTACAAGACTGATGTGGGTCTTTATTTGAGTTCCAGCAAGTTTGACGGTACACAGAAATATTACGATTTTTTTAGCGACAGCAGAAGTGTCAGTGCCAGTAGCCCACCATTCTCAGCATATCCAATGCCAAACTATAGAGATGTGTCCAACAACACCTTCACCTTCACTCTGCCAGCCTTCTATGTCCCACAAAAACTGGATATAATATTTGCAAATGATGCAGGATATGCATTAGCTTCATCTAGCAAACAGTTCTCCTATATTGAGGTAATCTAACCAAACAAAGTATAAATATTATACAATATGGCAATAGAAATCACAACAGCAGATAGCACTACAATAACTGGCATAAGAAATGCATTGAATTCTGCACCCTTGAGTGGTGCAGCAGATTGGGACAGTGTGTACACCACTACAAAAGGTAATAGTGCCAAATGGTCTGTAGCATATACCAATTTAGTCACCAACAGTGCTGCATATCTGTCAGGTGGAGCAAGCACAGACATCAGCTTGCTAGCAACTACCTCTGCTTCATGGAACAGTGTGTACGCAACCACCCATGCAAATAGCGCTAACTGGAATACCGCTGGCATTGGTGATGTAGTAGGTCCAGGCATTGCTACAGACAACGCAATAGCAAGATACAACCTGTCCACAGGAAAATTGCTGCAAAACAGTCTAGTCACTGTGAGTGATGTTGGAGCCATCAATGCTCCCGGGGTAGGCAGTGTAATACCATTCTACTTTAACAACCAAGCGGCCTTTCCCAATGCCTCTGTGTACCATGGTGCCATAGCACACAGTCATGCTGATGGCAGAATGTATTTTGCACATGGTGGTGTGTGGAACGGTCTGACAAATGTAACAGACCCAGGTAGCAGCACTGTATTAGTATCTTCTGGCAATGTCATTCTGAGTGCATGCACAGTCACCACAAACCTATCTGTTGGAGGCATAATATATTCCAATCAAATCAATACAGTGGGTACAGGTACACCCACCTTATCTTCTGGCAGCGATATTCAATTGGATGCAGTAACCCGTGTAACTGTTGCAAATACTCCTCTTCGCCTAGTGAACCTTACTTCAATACAAAGGGACACTATTGCACCTCTGTATGGTGACATGATATACAACACCACAACAAATACTTTTCAAGGATATGCTTCTGTAGGATGGGTTGATCTCAATTGATACTAATGAAGGAGTACATTGTAACACTCAAAGCAGGTGTTGATTATGATGCCTTCTATGATGCCATGGTGCAGTCTTCAACTGAAACACTGGTACCTAGCAGAGAGGTAGAGATTGCTAATGAAAGACCTTTATCACAAAGAAATACGCATTATTTTTTAACCGATCAAGAAGCTAATTTGTTACGAAAAGATCCAAGAGTTTTAGCTGTAGAAATTCCTCCAGACCAACGCGATGACATAAAAATATCTCCCTTTGTTTTGCAATCATCAAATTTTAATAAAACTACAAGTGACAGCGGACCTTTTGTGAACTGGGGGTTGTTGAGATGTGGATTTGTTAACAATACAATTTATGGTAGCACAGGGTTTCCTGCAGTGTGTGCATATCCATATCATCTGGATGGCACAGGGGTGGATGTGGTTGTGCATGATTCTGGGCTGCAGGTAGATCATCCAGAATTCACTGATAAAAACAATGCATCCAGAGTGCAGCAAATTGACTGGTATGCAGCTTCAGGCATTGCAGGCACACAGAGTGTAAATTTTTACAGAGATTTTGACGGCCATGGTACACATGTGGGTGGTATAATGACCGGTAAAACATATGGATGGGCTAAGAATGCCAGTGTATATGCTCTCAAAGTAAATGGTTTGGAAGGATTTGGTGATTATGGTACAGGTATTCCCATAGAAGACTGTTTTGATGTGGTAAAGGGGTGGCATTTGAATAAACCTGTTGATCCTCTAACCGGTAAGAAACGACCAACAGTAGTTAATATGAGTTGGGGATACAGTACGTCATATTATTCTTTAACAGGTGGCAACTATCGCGGTACAAATTGGGCGGGTGCATCACCAAATTCTTCTTATGGCATGGTAAATTACACAAGCAGAGTGCCTGTGCGCATAGCTTCTGTAGATACAGATTTAGAAGAATTAATTCAAGCAGGCGTAACTGTGTGTGTTGCTGCAGGTAATGATTATTTTAAGATAGATGTACCTGGTGGGGATGATTATGATAATTATTTCAGTCGCAGTGGTGGAGCAGAGGTGTTTTATCACCGTGGGTCAAGTCCATATAGTTTGAGTGCAATAATGGTTGGATGTATAAATTCAACTGCAACGCCCACAGAATATAAAGAAGGATTTAGCAATGGTGGGCCTGGTGTGGATGTGTATGCACCAGGCAAAGATATAATGAGCAGCACCAGCAACACAAATCGTATGGACGGTGTAGCGTATTTTTTAAATTCAAGCTACAAACAAGTTAATATATCTGGCACCAGCATGGCTAGTCCACAAACTGCTGGCATGTGTGCTCTGTTTCATCAGTTAAATCCTGATGCCTTGCCCCATCAAGTGAAAATGTTCACCATCAAAACAGCCACAAGTGGTGCATTGTATGATACTCCTGGCTCATCAACTAGCTACACTGGTATCACCACCTTGTATGGAGGCAACAACAGGTACTTGCGTAACCCATACGCAAGTAATACTGGCATGATTTACACAAATATCTATCAAGGCATACCTGTGCAACAACAAAACATTTTGAACACAGCTCGTGATGAAGTTGTAGTGTTCTACAATCAAAACAGCACAGACAGTGTGGACGTTGCCAATTACTACAAAACAAAAAGACCTAATTTCTCCAAAGTAAACACTGTGGGCTTGAATATCCCATATCAAATCTACCCACAACGAAGATCAGGTGATGGTACAACTATTATCAGTCAATCTGGAGCTGATATAGGAGTACCGTATGAGGGTTGCAGAAAATATGACTTGATACACAACATTAATTTCAATGCAAGTGTGATAGCACCCATGCAAGCATACCTTGCATCCAACATCAAAACCAAATACATTGTATGTTCCCTTGACATGCCCCTGCACATCATTGATCAAACCTCCACTGCAGTGCCCTACCTCACAACACTAGCATCAGTGTCTGGTGTTCCCTACCATATCAGCAAGAATACTGGAATATTTCCTTTTTATCTGGCAGGTGAATACAAGGAAGATGTGTTAGCCTATATAGACAAGCTGTCTCGTGCATCAGCTGATGGAACAAAGTTATACACAAACAGATTGTCTGCATATGCAGAAGATTCAAATTTGTATAGTATTGATTATTTTAGTCTATACAATGCAGGTGATAACATTTACCGTGCACTAAGTGGGGTGTATTTTTATAGAACTGGCAGAACAACAGCACTTTCAGCCGGAACAACGTCAGTCAGACAAACCACAGGCATGTTTTGCAATTATAGCAATGCATGGCCTCACAATACAGGAAATCTATCAGCCAGTAGCATGTGTTATTTTGGCAGTTGGGGCTTCAACGGCAGACGGTTTATTAATCCCAATGGCCCCTATATTTACAACATCAGTGGTGAGGGAGAGGTGGCTGGTCTTTCAGCCATATCATATTATACAGACCCAGCAAGCAGTGGCAAACTTACTTTCAACAACCCACAAAAAATAGACAATTGGTCTTTTGTGTACACAGTGGAATCCTTCAATGCATCACCAGGTGGTGGCTCTTATGGTCCATACACAGCACTGGTACCCGGCTGGGGCCTTTTCCCCACATCATATACTGGAGTAAAAACATTTTCTGCATTCAAAATGTCATGGCAGTATGCAGCTGGCATGAGACCCATCAGACATTCACACTTTACACAATATTTCTCCAAAAGTGCATTTGGTGGATCAAATTATGAGAACACAGCTGTCAATTGGGTAGGAAGTCTGTATGAACCTTACTATCCAGGTGCTGTTAACGATACACACATTACAGCATGGTTGAGTGGAAGCATTTCTTATGATTGTGTGACAAATAATTTTGCCAACAAGTTTCCAGCCCTGGCCATAGGTGATCCTCTGGTGTTTGTAAAAACTCCATTGTTTAACACCATTATTTCTTAATAAAAATAGTGGAAAATAAAATATGCACAGTAAATACCTACATGTCTGAAACAGTTAATACCCTCACACCGAGAGAACAGGAATTGCTGGAACTCAAGAAGAAGGTGGAAGATCTTCTCACAGAATACAAAGCCGCACTTGTCCCAGTCACATTGATCAGCGGGACCCGTGTTGCAAGCCGCGTAGATGTTGTTCCTCTTGAATCGGTTGAAAAAGAACAAGCCATCACCTGATAGTAATTAAATTTAATTTAGCACACCTGTTAGCAGGTTGTTAAAACTAAATAATACTATGTACAGGTCTTTTGCGGATTTCTCAAGAACCAGCCCGTTACCTTCAGATTTCCTGGTGGGCTACAGACCCAATCAAGGCGAATTCCAGGTGGATTTCTACACAATATCCAACCTCATCAGTGGTGGATTGTGGCAAACACCCAATGTGCTGTATGTCACCACCAGTGGTGCAGATACCAATGTAGGCACAGCAGAAAACTACCCCTTTCGCACCATCAAGAGAGCATGTCAGTTTGCTGCTGCCGCCCCCTCACGTCAATTCACTATTTTTGTCAAGACAGGAGACTATTATGAAAAAAACCCTGTGTATGTGCCACCAAAAACTTCCATCATTGGTGACAATTTGAGACGCACAAACATCTTTCCACAAATTCCAACCAATGATTTACTGTGGGTAACAAATGCAGATTATGTGTGGGGGTTCACATTCAGAGGTCACAAGCGACCTGGTGCTGCCATAGCATTTCCAAATATCAACGTTGCTGATCCACAATATCAAGTGGCCTTCAATACACCTAGTTACATAGTGTCACCACCAACTGGTAATAAAAATGTGCCAGGCCATCCATTGTACATTGTCACCAGTCCATATGTGCAAGGTTGCAGCTCCATCACACAATCAACTGCTCCAGGATTAGATAATGCTGGTGCTGGAATGAGAGTTGATGGTGATAGAGTGGGTGGATTCATACGCAGTATGGTGCTTGATTCTTACACCCAATTCAATGAAGGTGGTGATGGCATCATCATACAGAACAATGGTTATGCACAACTGGTGAGTGTGTTCACCATTGGAGGCACAACTGCAGTCATGGTGAGTGCTGGTGGTCAATGTGACATCAACACTTCAAATGCTTCATTTGGTCTGTCTGGGCTTGTTGCATTTGGCAAATCAAATAGTCCTGTGTTAACAGGCACACTTGTTGCAGATGTGTCTGCAGGTACACAAATTTTCACAGTTAACAAGGTGGACCCATCAATAATTGCATTGACTCCTGCACAATTGATGGTGTTTGAATGTGAAGCGGACAAGGATACTCCTCGCACATTGTTTCAGATAACCTCTGCAGGGTTGATTGGACCAGTAACCTATCAAATTGCAACCACTGATGCAGCCGTGTCCTACATCTCTGGTGGCAAGGTGAATTTTTATTTGAGAAGCTCAATCTTGGCCAGTGCATACACCATGGAATATGTGGGATCAGGCAGCACCTTGAATACTGCATTGCCTGTGTTGGGTGGCATATCCAAACCTGAAAATGAAGTGTGTGCACGAGATGGCGGTATTATTTTTGTGACGCTCACAAATGAACAAGGTGACTTCAAGGTGGGCTCAGATTTTGTCATCAGACAGGCCACTGGAACCATTGAAGGACGCACATTTAATAGGTCAATATTTTCACTTATAACCCCTTTTGTATTGGCTCTGGAATAAATAAACTATATGGCACAGGTACCCTTAAATAAATTTGTCCGTAAAATACTCACACTGCCTGTGTATACTTTGGATATTAAACCGCTCTATGTGTGTCCATCGCAACGAGCTACAATTGTTTTAACCATTCAAGGTGCCAACAAGACAAATGCTGTAACAACAATGTCGGTGGGCATTTCAAGCATTGATACAAAAACATTATTTTATTTGGTCTCTGGTTTTCCCATTCCTGTGAAAGACTCAGCCAATGTGGCACTTGGCAAGGTGTTAATCACAGCTGGGGATTCCCTTGTCGCATTCAGCGACACAACAAATGCAGTTGATGTGAGCTTTTCACTGCTTGAAGCATTTAATGAAACCTAATAATGAGCGACAACACACCGTTTCTATTAAGTGGTAAGGAAAGACCCAATTCTCCAGGTAATGTAAGCCCGCAAAGATATCAATTCTTAAGCTTAAAAGATGCAGAACCCAATTTAGGTATTCCGCTCACCAATGCACTGCCTGCAAGTGCCACATGGGTACTGACCACAGATTATTTGGGTAATAGATATTTTGCAACTACGATTCTCAGCGATTCAGTTTACACCACTCTCAAAGATACCAGCGGCAATTATGTGTCTGTGTTCAATACTATGCAGGCCAACAGTGGCACATGGGAATCAACATACACAACTTTAAATGTAAACAGTGGCACATGGCTCACAGTCACTTCAGCCAATGCATTGTATTACAAAGCGTCTGGTGGTGATCTGTTTGGCAGCATGAACATCTTTGGCAATGTGCTCATTTATGGCAGTCTGTCTGCACTCAGTGGTTTGGAATTCATCACTACCAAAGCCACCACCACCAGTTCATTGAGCATTGTGAACATTGGCATTGGACCAGCTCTGTATGTTGAACAAGATGGGTTCTATGACATTGCTCGATTTGTGGACAGAGAAGGTGGCATTGTTCTGAATGTGGGTAACATCACACCTGCTGCTCCAGGCGCTACTGGTGGTGTCATTGGTATAAGAACAGATTTCCCAAACCACACACTCACTGTGGTGGGCACATTCAGTGCCTCAAGTGATATCTATACAGATGGTGTGATTGTGAGTGCTGGTGTTCCGCTGGATACAATTATTTTTAATGCCACACCACCTTCATTAAGATCTGTGGTTGCCACCATGAGCGCAAACAGCGCCAAATGGGAAAGTTCTTACAGCTATTTAAACAGTAACAGCGCAAATTTTGCAACATTTCAAAACCTATCAACTACACCAGTGGTGTTGAGCGCAGCCAACATAATGGGCAATGTGAATATTTTTGGTAACTTGTTTACTGCTGGTAGTGCGTTTTTTGCTAATACGATTATCACAACAACAAGTGCCTTGAGTGTCATTAACTCTGGTACAGGACCTGCTTTGTTTGTTTCTCAAGGCCGTGGCATTGGCAGCATTGCTGAATTTTATGATGCAGATATATCCCAAGAAGTGCTTCACATTGGCAGTGCTGCAGATGCTGCAGGCAATGAGGTGGATGGGGTCATTGGCATTAAAACGAGCCACCCAAACAAAACACTAACAGTGGTGGGTGACATCAGTGCCACCGGCAGCTTTAACAACCTAACAATTGATTGCACACAAGGCAATGTGGTTGTAGGCAAGAACACAACAATTCTATCTTTTGGATATGACAATGTGTTCATTGGCAATTATGCTGCATCAACCAACACATTTGGCATATACAATGTGTTCATTGGTGCACGTGCAGGTCAAGCCAACACACAGGGTAACAGCAATACTTTTGTTGGTCAAAATGCAGGCCAAGGCAACACCCTTGGCAACAACAACAGCATATTTGGTTCACAAGCTGGTGCAAGTATCCAAACGGGAAATTCTAATTCTATCATGGGCAATGCAGCTGCATCAAACCTTACAATAGGTGGCTACAACATCATCATGGGTGATAATGCCGGGGGCAGCATAGTAACAGCAAACTATAACATAATCATTGGTCGAAGTGCTGCATCACAGTCAACTGATTGGAGCAGAACATTAGTCATAGGCAACAATGCCAATCCTTCTAAAGATTTTCAAGCCATCATTGGTGATCCAACTTTTCCCTTTGTGGAGGGAATTTATCATGGCAACATGGCGTTCTATGGCACGCTCAGCGCCACCGGCAGCTTAGCATCAACAGGCAATGCCACCATACTGGGCAATACCACCATCAACAGCACTCTGTCGTCACTGGATGGCACAGTGAAGATCCTTGGCAATCAAACCATCACTGGTGCACTCTCTGTTACAACTCTTTCTGCTACCAACATAGTTGGTTTTTATTCAATTCTGCCCTATCAAAACTTTACTGGAAATGGTAGTGATACCGACTTTACCTTACTAAGTGCAGCAAGATCGGTTAATGATATTATGGTGTTTGTTGGCGGTGTGTACCAAAGCAAAGACTATTATACCCTCATTACACCCAATCTATTGAGAATGTCAACACCCCCACCAAATGGAACATTGCTTGAAGTTTCATATCAAAAGCCTTCTCAAATACCATTCAGCGTGTTGCCACTCCCCGGTCCAAATACAATTCAGTATTCAATGTTAGCAAATAGAATTGTAGATTCTGATAAATTAACTTTTGATGCAGTAAGTTCCATCAATATTGCAGACTATAATATACCACCAGTAAAACTAACCAGAGGTGGCCCGGGATGGAGCACTGCTGGCACCTTAACTGCTGATAATATCTTTAGTCCCGGTTTGATAAGTTCAATTCAGAATGCAGTATCTTCATTATCCGCACAAGATCTATTGAAAGGCACATTCATTCATGCAACAAGCTCATTCCTATTGCCAGCTTTTGGTATAACAAGAAGAGGCAAAAGAGAAGTTGGCAGCATGAGGTACAATACAGACACAGGCATTTACGAAGCTTTTCATAGTCAATTTGAAACCCCTGCCACAGGCTTAGCTGAACCTGGATGGTATGGGTTGGGCAGAACATTAATTTCTTCTAATAGGTTTACTGCAGGGTGGTCATCCATTAACGTATTCTGGATGACTCCTGGTAATATTGAAAGACACAACTATTCTGCATTTGATATAGAAGCATTTATCCCTCGAGGGAGTAACCCTGCTAGCTCTAACAAATTGCGCTTAGGGTTTAGATTTATTCCTTATAGTACTTTTGCTGCTGACACTAGTAGTTCATATTGGACTGGTGGAAGATATTTAAGTAACAGTAATAGATCTGGAGAACTATATAATAATGGTCAGAATGCAACAGGCATTTCTTACGGCATGTACTCTTCATATTCTTATAATGGTGATGCAAACGATTGGTGGAGGGCAGATGGAAATTCCGGGTATCAATCTTATTTGAGAATGAGAACTATGCCAGGTGCTGGACTTAACAGTACCTGGCAAGGAAGATTATATGCTGCATCACAGTCATCGTATGCTTATGGATCACACATTGATTTTCATGTTCAATATACCCCCCAAGTTTCAATATCACAAACATATCTCGGACGAACAATTTTTCCAATCGCTGGGTTTAATATATTTACCCAAGAAGGCTCTATAAATGCAGATGCTTATTGTAATGCCATAATAAATGTTTATGGTATTAACGGGTGGGAAGGAAACCAAGTTTATGAATAATGAATTACTAAAGAAGAAGAAGTTTTATGAGTCCAAAGGTATAACCAAAGAAACAAAGTATGGTTATTTCTATGATGGTTACAGACAATTCAATGATCAAGAGTTTGAAGATTGGCTTAAAGCCACTTCTACTGAAGAAGAATATATTAGCTATCAGGAAGACAAATCACATCAAGGAAAAAGATGTCCTGAGTTTCCTGATATTAGAGACCAATTGGATATCATATACAAAACCTTCAAACACCTTCAAATCAATGGCATTGATTTAGGAGATGAAGGTAGACAATGGGTAGAAAAAATAGATTCTATAAAAGAAAAATATCCAAAACCCCCGAAACCTCTTGCCCCGGGACCAGTTCTCCCACCTGAATAATATATGCCTTTGCAGAGAACAACTGGTCCACTTTTTCAAGATGGCTCTCTCACACAATCTAAATTTATACCAGATACAATAACCTGGACTTCAAATGCATCTCTATCTTCCTCTACTGTAATAGCTGAAAATTCTAGAGTCTTAGAACTCACAGCTGCCAATGTTACATATTCCTCAGGAGCGCTGTATACAGATTATATTACAGGTCCTAATGAGAGTGCGGGGCTAAGCTTATCTGCAAATAATTCCGGAACAATTAATTATGTAATCGATAGATTTAGATTTACTCTAGATGCGGCGGTAATGATACCTATAATTAACACCGCCCGTGTTGTGTATCAATACACTGGTGACATTCAAACGTTTGTTGTCCCTGCTGGAATAACTTGTATTTTTGCAAAAATGTGGGGTGGCGGAGGCGGTACCGGTATACCGGGTGCCTGGAGTTATGGTGCAGAAGGTGCCGGGGGAGGATTTTCACAAGGTATTATACCTGTTGTACCAGGAGAAACGTTGTCGTTAGTTGTTGGTCGTGGAGGCACCACATGTAATACCAGCACACCTATATATGGTGGGGGTGGATTACCTGGCATAGTTGGTGGTGTTGATCCAAAATATGCCGGTACAGGCGGTGGGTTGGCTGGTATTTTTGGAGCATCTGCTTCTCTTACAGTGGATGTGTTGATTGTTGCAGGTGGTGGTGGAGGTGGAATGGATATGGGTGGTGGCGGTGGTGCAGGTGGTGTTTTGGAATATAACAATGTTGTCATTACACCCAATGTGTACAGCATAAATGTGGGTGCAGGTGGTGCCGGAGCCCCAGCAGCAAGTACAAATGGACAACCAGGTGCACACCAATACAGTATTCCAGCAACACAAGGTGGCAATTCTTCTGCACTGGGATACACTGCAATAGGTGGTGGCACTGGTGGAAGTTCTTATTATCTGTATTCTCCAGGAGCCACAGGGGGCAACGGTGGATCTGGTGGAGGTACTTCTGGTTATAGTAATGGAACTCTCAGAAATGGGGGAACTGCAACTGCTGGACAAGGATATAATGGTGGCAGAGGTGGAGGACAGTATTATTCTGGTGGTGGAGGTGGCGCTGGTGGTCCAGGTGTTGACTCCCCAGCTAGATCAGATGGAGGACCAGGCAAAATAAGCACCATTTTAGGCACAAGTTATTATTGGGGTGGTGGGGGAGGTGGATCTGGGTACAGCATTGGTGGTGGCAATGGAGGATTGGGTGGAGGTGGTGGTGGAGCTGTTTTAACTACCACTGGTGGCACTGGTGGTATCAACAATGGTGCCCCTGGCGGTGGTGGTGCCATTAATATTCAATGCAACACACC